GAACCCGCCGATGAGAAAAGGCTTGATGTGTACGAAGGCTTTCCGGCTTTCTACTACAAAGCTGAAATTGAACTGCCTGTTAAATACTTTTCAGGCAAGACAGTAGTCAGAAAGGCTTTCGTGTACATTATGCACGAAGAACGACCATTGGGGTTGCCGAGCGGTTCTTATGTGAGAACTTGCCTTGAGGGTTACAGCAATTTTGGTTTTGATGAGAGCGTGTTACTTTCCGCATTGGAGAACAGCAGAAAGGGGCAAATATGAAAGCAGACAACAATTCAAATCTTCGCACCTGCCCCCGCTGTGGGGCGCAGTACGGCGGGTATCCTGCGCTTTCGAGAAAGTACCCAAACACGCAGATTTGCCCAGATTGCGGCACACGGGAGGCCTTAGAAAGCATAGGTGTTTCCGCTGACGAGCAAGAGAAAATTCTCGGCATTATTCATCAGAATACACACAATTCTGACCGCTGATATTTGTGTACTATATTATCCGAAAACCGCTTGATATAATGCGGCTTTAGAGTTAATATACAGTCACCGAAAGGAAAATACATAAATACGGAGGACGAGAATATGTGGACACAGGGAACGATTGGAGTTAAGGACAGCAACGGCAGAATGGTTTCGGTAAGCTACTGGATAAAGCATTACGACAAGCCAAGCGAGGAATACGGAATCAGCGGCGGCAGAATTTCCAAGCTGATGTTAAAGCAGGACGGTAGGGTCGTTTACAACTACGACCGGGGCGAGGACATTGAGCCGCTGACCCGCGAAGCCGAAAAGGCGCTTGCGATACTGATACACGAATACAACTAAACACTTGCGAAAGCCGCCTGCGGGCGGTTTTCCTCGTTCTGGGGGTGATGATATAAGAAAGCTGAAAAAGTACAAACAGACAAAATTCAAGCTGAAAACCTCGGTCTACGGTAAATCCGCTGCGGATTATGCCGTGGCTTTCATTGAAAACCTCTGTCATACCAAAGGCACATGGGCCGGAAAGCCGTTCGAACTAATCGACTGGCAGGAGCAGATAATCCGGGATTTGTTCGGAACGCTGAAACCGAACGGTTACCGGCAGTTCAACACGGCGTACATTGAGATACCGAAAAAGCAGGGCAAATCCGAACTTGCCGCCGCTGTTGCGCTGCTCCTCACCTGCGGTGACGGAGAAGAACGCGCCGAGGTTTACGGTTGCGCCGCTGACAGACAGCAGGCGGCTATCGTGTTCGATGTGGCGGCAGATATGGTGCGAATGTGCCCTGCGCTGTCAAAGCGAGTGAAGATTTTAGCATCACAGAAGCGGCTTATATACACACCGACCAACTCGTTCTATCAGGTGCTTTCGGCTGAAGCGTACAGCAAGCACGGTTTCAATATCCACGGCGTTGTTTTTGACGAGCTGCACACTCAGCCGAATCGCAAGCTGTTTGATGTTATGACAAAAGGCTCCGGTGACGCTCGAATGCAGCCGCTGTATTTTTTAATCACTACCGCCGGAACTGATACTCACAGCATTTGCTACGAAACGCACCAGAAAGCCAAGGATATAATCGAGGGTCGGAAAATCGACCCTACTTTTTATCCTGTGATTTACGGCGCTGACGAATCCGATGACTGGACAGACCCGAAAGTGTGGAAAAAGGCAAATCCGAGCCTTGACATTACGGTCGGTATCGATAAAGTAAAAGCCGCCTGCGAATCGGCAAAGCAGAACCCCGGCGAGGAGAACGCTTTCCGACAGCTCCGCCTGAACCAATGGGTAAAGCAGGCTGTCCGTTGGATGCCGATGGAGAAATGGGATAAGTGCGCCTTTGCCGTGGACGAGGACGAATTGGAAGGGCGCGTCTGCTACGGTGGGCTTGACCTTTCTTCTACAACAGATATTACAGCTTTTGTTCTCGTATTTCCGCCGTCCCTTGGTGGCGCGGCGTCCGTGCCGCGCTTGGGGGACAGCTTCGCAACATCGTGTTGCCCACCGCTTGATGAGGAAGATAAATACATCATCCTGCCATACTTCTGGATTCCCGAGGATAATCTGACCCTGCGTGTAAACCGTGACCATGTTCCTTATGATGTGTGGGAGCGACAGGGTTTCTTGCAGACCACCGAGGGAAATGTGGTTCACTATGGTTTCATCGAGCAGTTCATTGAACGGCTCGGTGAGCGCTTTAATATCCGTGAGATAGCTTTCGACCGTTGGGGCGCTGTGCAGATGGTTCAGAACCTCGAGGGCATGGGATTTACTGTCGTACCTTTCGGACAAGGATTCAAGGATATGTCGCCACCGACAAAGGAATTAATGAAACTGGTTCTTGAACAGAAAATTGCTCACGGCGGTCACCCTGTTCTGCGTTGGAATATGGACAACATCTACATTCGCACCGACCCTGCCGGGAACATCAAGGCTGATAAGGAAAAATCCACTGAAAAGATTGACGGCGCTGTGGCAACAATCATGGCTCTCGACCGTGCTATCCGCTGTGGGAATGACCGCGGAGCGAGTGTGTATGATGAAAGAGGTCTGCTATTTTTGTAAAAGCGCTTTCAAATGTATTGCATTTTGCAAGCAAATGTGGTATAATAATAAAAAACGATAGCGCATTTGATATTTGGAGGTGTTCATTATGGCTAGAACTGCAAATGTATTTGCCCGCGTTGAACCGGAGATAAAAGAAGAGGCTGAACATATTCTTGACTGTCTTGGCATTCCTATGTCCAACGCAGTAGGTATGTTTTTAAGGCAGGTCGTACTTCAGAAAGGAATTCCGTTTGATGTTAAGCTGCCCGTTGACGACAGTATTCTTATGATGGACTCTCTTTCAAGAGAACAGCTTTATGCCGAACTGGAAAAGAGCATGGAAGATATCAGGGCAGGCAGAGTGCATACAATAGACGAGGTCGAAGCAGAAATCCGCAGGGAGCTTGATAAATGAAATACCAAATCTTCTATACGGATTCTGCAAAGCAGGACCTAAAAAACATTTACAGATATATTTGTGACAGCCTTGTCGAACCGGAAATTGCCGAAAAACTGACAGACAAGATAATGAAGTCAATTCGTTCTCTTGATGAAATGCCGCAGCGGTATCGGCTGTTTGATGAAGAACCGTGGCGCAGCCGTGGACTGAGAATTCTTCCGGTAAACAATTATCTGATTTTCTATCTTTCAGATGAGGAAAGGACGGTTGTTACAATTCTCCGCATTATTTATGGCGGCAGAGATATCAGCAAGCAGCTTTCTGAAACACAGTATTGATACATAACACCTTAGCATCTGTCAGCAATGGCAGGTGCTTTTCTTATGCCATTTTACGAAAGGACTGACTACATGAAAATTTTCAGCAGCTTATTTCATTCAAGAGATAAGCCTAAAAACAGCACTGCCGGCAGCGCCTACCGCTTTTACACGGGCGGCTCTACCGCTGGAAAGAACGTCACCGAGCGTTCCGCAATGCAGATGACCGCCGTGTATTCCTGTGTTAGAGTGCTGTCGGAAGCAGTGGCAGGACTACCGCTGCACGTCTATAAGTACCGTTCGGACGGCGGCAAGGAAAAAGCGGTCACGCATTCACTTTACCGC